CTACAGTGTAGAGACTATAGTAAATAAATCAACAGCAGATAAAAATCTGATTGATGAAATATCTACTTACATCCGATCTTGGGATAAGTTAAGGCTTATACCTCAACTTAAACCATCACATCTGGTTATGAGTAATAGGGCTGGTCCAAATGGGCCAGCGACTATTTCAGCTATAAAAGATCTGACAGCTTTGCGGTCAGAACCTCTATTACTGAACAGTATTAAGGAGTTGCTGAAGATAACTTCACCTCACCTTAATATGGACTCATACAAATCACATTTGGGAGAATATAAATCTTCCAAATTAGTCTTGTTAAGCGATAAAGCGTGTAAAACACGAATTATTGCTATAGCAGACTGGTGGTCGAATACTGCGTTGAGCTCAATTCATGCTAGCATGATGAGTGCACTCAGTAAACTACCAGGTGATGTGACCTATAGACAAAGTGATATTCCCAAACTTGTTAAAGGTTTGGGTACTAACCTATTCAGTTCTGATATGACTGCGTTTACAGACAGATTTCCAAGAGAACTTGAAGTTTGTCTGCTTAGTGCAGCATATGGTGAACCTATAAGTAGGTTATGGGAACAAATTGTCTCAGAGAGGACTTTCCACCACCCGAAAGGGGGTGTTAAATACTCTTGTGGCAACCCCATGGGCCTGTTAAGCTCATGGCCGGTATCAACACTTTGCCACCATGCTGTTAAGCAATGGTGCGCGTATAAGTTAGGTGTAAAAAATTACAAATATCTTATACTTGGTGATGATACACTCGACTCCTCAAAAGAGGTGTACGAGTTGTATACGGATACAATCCGTAGACTTGGTGTTTCCATATCACTCTCTAAGTGTACCTCAAGTAAAGACGGCTCAGCCGAATTTGCTAAGAGACACTTCCGAAACCACATAGAAGTAACAGGTCTCCCTGTACATCTACTGGAATCGGTACGAAATAAACCTGAGCAGTTCTTAGAACTGGTCAGAATATCTCGTGAGAGAGGGTACGAAGATAAAATCCTCGGCCCGTCTTTGGATTTGTTACTAAATTCCCACAGTAAGGGGAAGTTAGTAGCCGACATGTTGTCCCTTCCGGAACAAGTCACTGGAATGCCACCAATATTGGAGGTTAAACCAGGATCTTGGGCTGAAAAAGTTTCAGCTTTACCAGAAGAGTGTCTAGAGAACAACCTAGTAATTGCTAGGAATTACGTCTTCTGGACAACAACTATCGGGATTAACAAACCCGATATTCCAAAGAAAGTCGACCAGGTAACTGTAGAACCAAACCACCCACTTGTTTTCGCACTTAGCGAACAACTAATGGATTATCTTCCTGAAACGGAGGATGAGTTTAGTATCTACAACGGATGGATGGAGGGAGAGTATCGTAAAATGGCAAATGTGCCAAATATTGATACTTATCGTTACTACAATAAGGGGCATTATGCCACGAAGTGTAAATACGATGTGTTACATGCATTGTTAGCACTTGCCAACAATAACTGTAACATCCCTCTGCAT